TTGGAATGAGCCGTGGAGGCTCCGTTAGAGCAGAGTATAGTCCCGAAAGAATTAACTTGATGGCGCAAGAAATACTGGCCGAGGGATACTATGAAGGTGGATTAGTTGGCGGCGCAATTGAGCTAGGCGCTAGGGCACTAGGGTTCGGTCCCGAAAGGCAAGTAGCTATTACTAGAGAGGCGGCAGACCTAACCAATCAAATGGCGGACTTAGGTCTGATAGAAGATCGATCTAGAGTTGAAGTGGTATCCTCCAAGGATGAAAAAAATCCTACTCGACTAAACACAAATATTGAGGGCGACGAAGAGGTGTTCAACGCGGTAAATCACGCGCTGTTTGCTTACGATGCTGGGCAAAGCAAGATTACTCAAGCCGCAGCTCAAGCCAAAGAAGTCTATCAAGGATTAAATGTAAAGCTAAGAGGTGGAGATCCTAAGTCAGAGTACCTAGATTACTTTAATAACAAATTTGGATTTAACCTTGCCGAGCAGGGATTGAGTCGAGACGAAGCAAAATTAAAGATTATGGAAAGCCTTGGCAATATTGATGACGTTGGCCTAGCTGGGAAAATTATTCGCAATGAAGAATTGGTCGGAGGTGAAGTCTTAGTAACAAATCCAGAGGATATAAATTACCCTTGGGCTGACGACTACGCAGAAGGAGGATTAGTAACTTACAATCCTGAACGAATTAATCGAATGGCTGAACTCATACTACAGGAAGCTTAACGTGGCTGATGAACTAGAAGTTGAAGTAGAACAAGAAATCACGATGGTAGAGATTCCAGAGGAAGAGCTGGACTTTGAAGACACCGAGGACGGCGGCGCTGTCGTCATGATGGAGAAGATCTCTGTCAGAGAAGCGTCCGATCACTTCGCCAACATTGTTGACGACGTTGACGCCTCGCTACTCAAGACCTCAATCAACGACTTGATGACTAAGATCGAGCGAGACAAGGAGGCCCGTCAGAAGAGAGATCTGCAATACGAAGAAGGGCTGAGACGTACTGGCCTCGGAGATGATGCGCCTGGTGGTGCTCAGTTCAGCGGAGCCAACAAGGTTGTTCATCCAATGCTTGTAGAGGCTTGCGTCGATTTCTCGGCTCGATTCATCAAGGAGATATTCCCGCCGACCGGCCCCGTAAAGTCTAAGATATTAGGCGAAGCGGACAAGGCTAAGGTTGGCAAGGCTCAGCGTAAGACTGAGTTCATGAACTGGCAGACAACCGAGCAGATGGTCGAGTTCAGGTCCGAGCTTGAGCAGCTCAGCACCCAGCTACCACTGGGCGGCGGTCAGTACATGAAGTTTATGTGGAACTCTAGATTCATGCGACCCACGTCTGAGTTTGTCCCAATTGACGACATCTACCTCCCATTCTCTGCGACCAACTTTTACACCGCCGAGCGAAAGACTCACGTACAGTACATCACCGAGATGGAGTACGAAAAGAGAGTCGAGGCCGGTATGTACGCCGACGTGGACCTTCCGTCTCCGACAGAGCCTACTTTCAGCGCGGCAGAGAGAGCTAACGAAAAAATCGAAGGAAAGCAGAATACCTCTTACAACGAGGACGGCCTGCGAACAATCTTTGAGATATACACCTTCATGGACTTTGAAGACGGAGAAGGCTTAGCGCCATACATTCTTAGCGTCGATAAGTCTAGCGAGCTGCCGCTGTGCCTTTACCGAAACTGGGAAGAGGATGACGAAAGGCAGGCAGAGCTTCACTGGCTTGTTGAGTTCCCGTTCGTACCGTGGCGCGGCGCTTACCCTATCGGTCTGACGCACATGATCGGCGGACTGAGCGGTGCCGCTACTGGAGCACTGAGAGCGTTGCTGGACTCCGCGTACATTCAGAACGTGCCAACTCTGCTCAAGCTAAAGGGCGGACCTAACGGTCAGACCCTTAACGTGCAGCCTACCGAGATTGTCGAGATGGAAGGCGGGGCGTTGATTGACGACGTTAGAAAGCTGGCTATGCCGCTACCGTTCGCAGGACCAAGCCCCACACTGTTTCAGTTGCTAGGATTTTTAGTTGACGCCGGAAAGGGCGTTGTCCAAACGTCTTTCGAGAAGTTCAACGATCAGAACCCTAATGCGCCAGTCGGCACAACGATGGCAATTATTGAGCAGGGAATGGTCGTGTTCAGCTCAATACACTCGCGCCTACACTCTTCGATGGCGAGAAGCTTTAACATCCTGCATCGCATCAACAGCATGTACTATACTGACGAAGAGCTGGATGCGCTCGACAACGGGCTAGAGATATCGGCAGAAGACTTTGACGGACCCGCAGACGTGGTCCCGATTAGCAACCCAGCCATCTTCAGTGAGGCGCAAAGATTCGCTCAGATACAGGCAATCATGGCCCGCGCTCAGGTTGTGCCGCAACTGTACGATCCAATCGCTATCGAAGAAATGTTTCTGAGAACGCTAAAGGTTCCGGCTTCGGAAGTTATGGCACCAAAGGTTGGCGAAGAGGACAGAGATCCGGTAAGTGAGAACGTGGCTGCGGCTATGGGTCAGGGAATATACGTCCTGACTGAGCAGGATCACATGGCTCACTTGCAGGTCCACTTACCCTTCTTAAAGTCTCCGTTGTTTGGGTCTAATCCGGCCATCGCAAGCACGTTCTTGTACCCTATGTCAATGCATTTAAAGGATCATATCCTTAATTATTACTTGGCGGAGGCTCACAGCGCGGTTGATACAGCTCAGAGTGAAGGATTGATACCGGAGGAGGCTGAAGATCAAGTTCAGGTGATACTGCAGGTTCAACAGTTCATTGAAGAGCAGCTTGGATCTACCGGAATTGCTGAAGAGCTGGGCATGATTAATCAGGCCGCAGAACAGTTCAAGCCTCAAGACCCTGCAGCTCAGACAGGTGACGCGATGCAGATTGCTCAGCTTAGTGCCGAGATAAAGCAAGGAGAACTCCAGCAGCGCACTGAGCGTGACGGCGCTAGGCTCCAGATTGATCAGGCTAAGATGCAGGCAGATATGCAGCTTGATCAAGCTAAGATTCAGATAGAGCAGGCCAAGATGGAAACCTCTATGCAGCGCGACGGAGCTAAGATCCAGATAGATCAAGCCAAGCTGGACGCATCTACGCAGATTGCTCAGCTTAAAATGCAGCAGTCCTCGGAAATTGAGATGGCTAGGCTCGCGTCTCAAGAAGCTAATCGTCAACAAGACTCTGAGACTGCTGGGCTTCGTGAGCTGTCCGCGACAGAGAGAAATAACATTAGCGAGATGTCCGAGACAGACCGCATGAATACTCGCGAGCAGAACGAGAACGCTCGTAAAGCGGAAGACTTAGCGGCAAGAGAGCGCATGAATACTGCGGATAACATGACGGCCAAGGAGCTTGCAGCTCTTGAGGTCATTAGCGGCGAGAAGACATCGCTCACAAACGGGAAGGGAATAGACCCTGGGGCTGACGTGTGATGAGTTCGTGTGATTGATAACTTCCACAAGGTAGGTGAGATGGATATCACATCATGGCTCACCAATGTGGATACACTAACCTCTAAGGTATGGGGTGAAGACTATTGGCGTCAAGAGACTTTCAGCGTACATCAAGACACGCAAACTGTACCATTAGTGTTCGATAAGTATTTTGAGAAACCAATCAAGACAGAACACTACAAAATGTTTGAAACCAACCTGATGCCATTAGAGTCCTTGCTGTCAACACACTATGGCAATGGCTTTACCGCACGATTGATACTGACTAAACTCAAACCGAAAGGTGTCATACCAGAACACCGAGACAATGGTGAGTGTTTTCAAGTATCACACCGAGTACATCTGCCATTGATAACCAATGATGAGGTGTTGTTCAGTGTCGGTGAGGAAACTATCACTATGCAGCCTGGTGAGTTATGGGAAATCAACAACACCAACCGACCGCATCAAGTGGTAAACATGAGTGACAGTGAGCGTATACACTTAATAATAGACTGGGAACCATATAATGGCGTTTCTTCAGGGCAACATACCGCACTTTAAGTGCTGGGTCAGGAAGGAATACACTCACAACCATGAGAAGTATCATGGTGAGTTTATTCACGCGATGGCCGTAGCAGTAACGACACTGCCAAGCAGATGTCTAAGCTTTCAGATGATTTTTACGGGAGCTGAAACCTACGACACAGAGGAGCCGAATGTTCACGGCGGAGCTATGTGGGCGAGAATGCCTATAACAGCTCTGATGGGAGACACCGCTGTAGCGGAGTGGCCCGAGGCAATGGCTACGCACGACGCTCAACCGTGGGATTGTGCATCACGAACCCATAGCGTCTATGTCCTAGAGAGATGCTCGCCAAGTCCTTGGCTGGCAAAAATAGACGGAGAGTTCTATCCGGCTAAGTATTACTTCACGGTTGACTACACCGACTCAGAGATTGCAGACGATCCAGCTCAGCATAAGCAGGCGCACGTCTTGGAACTTCTAGACGCCGGAAAGTGGACTGGGAACATAGTGGCGCTACCAAACAACCGCGTGAGGGTCAGTCACCCCGCTTGGTTTGAAATGGGCGAAGGCGCTCCTGACTTTAGACCGTCTCAGCATATCCATTACAGTAAATCTGACTTGGATTACACGCTGGACGTTAATCGAGTTTTTGATAACTTATACGCGAGGGAAGAAGAATGAGCACCAAGATGAAAACAAAAGGTTATTCCAAAGGCGGAAAGATGAAGACTAAAGGCTATGCTAGAGGCGGATCGGTCAATATGGCTTCAGATGCAGTGCCTCAACATAAGCGAATGGCTGCAGGCATTACGATAAAGCAAGGCACTAGCACCACTCAATCTTAAAAAGTGAATACAGAATCTAAATTTCTGAACATCCTCAAGGCAGATCAAGCAGAGTTTGCGCTTGAAGCCTTGAGGAAACCTCAGAAGCGCGATGGCTTCGAGTACGGCTATCGCGTTGGAATGGTTGCGGGTTATGAGGCAGCTATTGACGTGCTCTTAAATCTAATAGATGAGGATCAAAATGGAAATAACGACTTATGAGGACGCGCTCGCGGAGGCTTTCCCAGCAGTAGATGCTGGTATTCGGCCTTTCGGTAGCCGTGTTCTGATTCAGATACGCACCGCTAAAAGCAAGACTTCTGGCGGAATCATACTAACTAACGACACTACTGACACAGAGAAGTGGAATACTCAAGTTGGAAAGGTTGTTGCAGTTGGTCCGTTAGCTTTCAAGAATCGAAACACTATGGAAAGCTGGCCCGAAGGAGACTGGTGCAAAGAAGGCGATATGGTCAGAGTAGCCAAGTACGGTGGAGACAGGTGGGAAGTTGAGCTGTCTGAAGTAAAAGGCGATACCGCAATGTTTGTAATCTTTAATGACCTTGACATCATGGGGAGCGTTACAGGCGACCCTCTGAAGATCAAGGCTTTCATCTGATAAAGGAGATGAGTAATGAGTGAAGAAATAGATGACACCGTTTTAATCGAAGACGATGTGAGTGAAAGCGAGCACGACAATATAATCATTGTCGAGGACGATCCCGATGCAGCAGCCGATGATCAGGAAGATGATCGGGTCACGGTCGAAGTTGACGATGACGACGACTCCGAGCGTGAGGCTATCCGGCAACGCCGCAGAAAAGAAAAGGTAGACCGAAAAGAGCGCCGCGATAGCGCGATCAAGCGTGACAAGACTGAGCTGGACTTCTTGCGAGGTCGAAACGACGATCTGGAAAGACGTTTAACGGATCAGGAGCTTCGCTCTCGGCAGCAGGACCAGAGCGGATTTGATCAAGCAATTGCCCAAGCTCAAAAAGAAGTAAAAATGGCCGATAGAGTTATCGCCAAGGCTGTCGAAGATAATAACGGAAGTGACGTTACTAAAGCCATGCAGTATCGCGACGAGGCGAAAACTAAGGCTCAGCAGCTAAACTACCGAAAGCAGCAGCTTGCTCAGCAGACGGCGGCTAAGCCTGCGGTTGACGACAGGACTATGCACTTTGCTCAGCGGTTTATGGAAGACAACCCTTGGTACGACAGTAATGGCTTAGACGAAGATTCCGCTATTGTTATGGCGATTGATCAGGCGCTCAGCAGGGACGGGTACAACCCTCAAACTGAAGAGTATTGGGACGAGCTAACCTCAAGGGCTGCTCGTAGACTGCCAGACCTTTTTGACGACGAGCCTCCGGCTAAGTCTCAGAAGAAAACTCGCAAAGCTAGAGGTGGGCCGGCGGTAGGCTCGGGCAAGGAACATGCGCCCAATTCCACCAGAAAGGAAGTGTATATCAGCCCAGAACGAAAGGCAGCTCTTGTAGAGGCCGGCGTTTGGGACGATCCGGTTCTAAGGACTCGATACGTTAAGCGGTACGCTGCTTACGATAAGACCAATGCTTAGTGCTAATAAAGCACTTGCGTTACCGATGATCTATAGAACATACTAAATCAATCGCTGAATAAAGGAGCGACTAGACATGAGCAAAACAGACGAACGAGTAAAGAAATCCGTAGACGAAGGACGGGAAAACCGTGCGATGGTAGATCGTGCTCATACCGAAAATCGAGAAGTCACAGAAAGTGAGCGGGTAGAAATGTTCCGTCAACAACTATTTCAGACATCACTGCCTGATTTACCCGAATTACCCGGCTGGCATATGTGCTGGCTTACGACGACTAACCCTCGCGATTCAATCCAAGCTCGTATCCGTCTCGGTTACGAAGCTGTAAAGCCAGAAGATGTTCCTGGCTGGGAATACGCCACCCTTAAATCTGGGGAGTGGACAGGATTCATTGGGGTTAACGAAATGCTAGCATTCAAGTTGCCTATGTCTTTGTACGAGAAGTATATGATGGAAGCTCATCATGACGCTCCACAAAGAGAAGAGGGCAAATTGACAGATACGGCGGACTTCTTACAGCAGCAAGCTGAAGCGAGCGGTAGTAGCATTATGCAGGGAGACGGTAATAAAGAGCTTGGTGAAAAGCGACTTGGTCAATTTGACCTTGTCTGACGAGCAATCTATTTAACCAAAGGAGTTCAGTATGTCAGCGACTACTGAAGCATTTGGCTTCCGCGCTTCTTATCACAACAGTGGTAGAATTACGGCGAAAGCCTACACTATTGCCTCTGGATACAATCAAAATGTATTCTCTGGCGACCCCGTAAAACTAGTTGATGCAGGAACCGTTCAACTAGCAACTTCCAACGGAACTCGTGGCGGCACAGTTGCAGGTGTCCTTAATTTGGGCATCTTTGCTGGCGTTCAATATGACGACGCTTTAGGAAAACCAACTCTCTCGCCATTTTGGCCTGCGAGCGCAACAGCAACAAATATTGTGGCATTCGTTTATGACGATCCAGAAACTATATTTGATGTTGAGTACCCCAACCCAGCGGCTGGAACGACTGTTCAAACAGCGGTTGGCGAGGAGTGTGATTGGACCGTAGCAACACCAGGCGGTGCAACCGCAACAGGTTTGTCAAGCACTTCCCTCACAGCTATCCAAACTACCTCTGGTCAGTACCAGATTACAGGTATTGCGGGTGGTCCCAACAACTTGATTACAGATGCATTTGTAAAGGTCTCAGTTCGTATAAATGAGCACCAGTACAAAGCTTCCGTAAACTCAGTCTAAAGGAGGTCTAAGATATGGCTACTCCAATGCGTAGTACGGACTTCCGTTCGGTAGTTGAGCCTATTCTCAACGAAGTATTTGACGGAGTTTATGAGCAAAGAGCTGACGAATGGAAGGCGGTTTTCCGCGAGCAGAAAGGTATTCCACGCAACTATCATGAAGAACCCGTTCTTTATGGTTTTGGTGCGGCACCTGAGCTTCCAGACGGTATGGCTGTAACTTACCAATCAGGCGGCATCTTGTTTGTGCAGCGTTACCTTTACCACGTCTACGGCCTTGCGTTTGCATTGACCAAAGTCTTGGTTGAAGATGGCGATCACATCCGTATCGGTCAAACTTACGCTAAGCACTTGGCGCAATCTTTGATTGAAACGAAAGAGACGCTAACCGCTAACATCATGAACCGTGCGTTTAACGCAGCCTTTACAGGTGGTGACGGTGTTTCTTTGAGCAGCAATGCTCACCCGATTGTCAACGGAACCTTCAGCAACGTACTTAATGTCGCTGCTGCACTTTCTCAAACCTCTCTCGAGCAGATGCTCATTCAGATCCGCAACGCTGTTGACAACAACGGCAAGCGTATCCGGTTGACTCCTACTCAGATTGTTACTGGCCCAAGCAATGTCTTCCAAGCGGAAACTCTGCTCAAGTCAGTTCTGAGAAGCGGAACTGCTGATAATGACATTAACGCTATTAAGTCAATGGGGCTTTTGGCGGACGGTCAAGCTAACCTTTCCCGTATTACTTCTACCACCGCTTGGTGGGTACAGACTGACGCGCCTGAAGGCTTAAAGCTTCTCATGCGTCGTGGTCTAGAGAAGTCTATGGAAGGCGACTTTGCGACTGACTCTATGCGCTACAAAGCGACAGAGCGTTACACTGTTGGTTGGACAGATCCTCGCGGTGTGTTCGGTACGGCTGGTGTCTAAGTAAGGACTCCCTAACCTCAAGTTTTTTGTGTACTCCCATTTTTCCTTGGGGTTAGGGAGAGTTTTACCAAATTTAATTTTGTTGCTGACAGTCTAAGGCTGACGACATGCAGACAGCAGCAAAATCTTTTAACTCGCATGTGAGGAATTTATTATGAGTAGCACAACTTTTTCAGGTCCAATTAAGGCTGGCACAATTGCAGCCACTACTGGGACAGACCTTGGCTCTAATGTAAAAAACACTGGTCAAGTCTTAATGGCTCAAAGCTTTGCGTTCGGAACAGAAGGCGGCGCTCAAACAGCCACAGCTACAGGTATTACAATACCTGCTAACTCACAGATCGTTGACGTTGTTATTGACGTTGTAGAGGCAATGGCTGGCGCAACTTGCGTGTTCAGCATAGGCGACACTAGTGGTCCGCCATCATCCAACACTTCAATTGTTAACATTTTCAGTATTACTGTCGCCAGCGGCGCTGGCCGAAAGTATCCTGGGGTGAACTCAGGCGGTGCTCTTCTCTGGGCTAACACTGGAGTAAAAGATATTGCGGTTACTGTAACCACAACTGGGGCTACTACCAACGGTACTATTCGATTTACTATCCTTTATCAGCAAGCAGTTAATTACGTCTAACTATATAATCGTATAAAGGAGACGCAATTATGCGACCAGTAAAGATAGGTACGTTAACTCCGTTAGCTGCCAGCACCACGTTTTTTAATGCACAGAGCTTTACTAGCACTGGCGCGGCTGTGGCACCAACTACTACTAGCACTACTGATGGTTTGGCGCACAAAGTCACGTTAACTTCTCCAACTCAAGCGACTTTGGCAGGGATTACTTTTACAATCCTAGGGACGGATGGCGGCAATAATCCTGTCCAAGAAAGTCTAGTTGGTCCAGCAAGCGCGGCTACGGTATCTACTAGCAGGCAATTTAAAACGATTGTATCTATTACGCCCAGCGCGACAATGGGTGGGTTGGTTATTTCTGTTGGAATATCGGCTAGTGAAGCAATCACACAATGGGTAAATCTAGAAAACACTACGACATCTCCGATGATATTTGTTCACGTTACAGGCACTATTAATTACACAGTGTTTCAAACGCCAGCTAATATCTTTGATGATTACGCTCAAAATGTTAATGATTCAGAGTTTTATTTAAATCTCGGTGCTCCAATCGCTGCGTTAGCGTCTAAAACTTCAGACACTTTAGCTAACGGAAACTCAAGCTGTCGAGCTGTTTTGCTACGAATTAATTCGTACACGGCAGGAGCTACTGTTACATTCTATGTAAATAGTGCTGGAGGCGGTTACTAGTGACTATTAACTACACAGACGAGTTTGAGTTTCCTTCGGACTTCGGATTTACAAAGTCATCTACTCCTAAGAAAATGAGTCGTGGCGGAAGAAATCTTCGGGACGAAGAAGCTCGCGTTATAGGCGTTCAAGACAACGCTTCTGACGAAATGCGTAGAGTTAAAAAGCGCAATCCAAAAGATGCTGCAGAGCGCAAAGACAAGCGCGCTCAGGAAGCTAGAGTTGGATCTCGCGAGAGAAATGCTCGAGATGAGATGGATCGTTTGCGCGGAGAAGCTAAAAAAGGTTTTCGAGCATCGTCAGGCGGATCGAAGAAGGACTGGATCAAAGGAGCTGTAAAGAAACCAGGCGCTCTACGTGAGTACATGGATGTCAAAGAGGGGCAGTCGATCCCTAAAGGCAAAATCAACAAGGTTGCCTCTGGCAAGCCAGCTACCGCAGGCGGTCCAAAGCCGTCAGCAACAACAATGAAGCGAGCTAATCTCGCTAAATCATTTTCTAAGATGAAGTAGGGGAATTAACATGATGAAAAGTAAAGGCGGCAGAAAGCAGGGCTACAACGCTCGCTTAGACGACTCTATGGGCGCTAGAAACGGCAAGAAAAGCCAGCCTATGAAGGCTCGACGTGACGAAAGCAGGGGCATGGAAAAGTCTATGGGAAATCGTGCTAACTCAGGCAATAAGAGCAGCGCCCAAGGCTATAGCAAAGGTGGATCAGTCACAGGCTTCACGCAAATGGGAACGATGAAGAACCACTGGTAAAAATCAACTACCATTCTTCAGAGGGTATGCTGTATCAGCAACCATAATAGTTAAAATTTATGTGGGAACGATATGGCTTACTCAGGCAACATTGGCGTAAAAACATTTAACGCCCTGAAGGTGATTGATCATGCCTTCAGGAGATGTCGCCTACCCGCTCAAGCAATAACGTCAGAGATGCAAGAGTACGCTCTTGATTCTCTGTCGTTTATGCTGGATGAGCTTGCAAATATTCGGACACCGGCTTGGTGTGTAGAGCAGCAGATTCTTCCGCTGTACGAAAACAATCAAATCGTAAAGCTGCCAAAAGGCACGATAGACGTTCTTAATTTAAACTTGAACGTGCTTCAGACGCTTAGCGGAACGGTTACAGCCGCTAATACCTCTTATTTAGTCAACTTTACTACGCCGACAATCGTCAACTTTATTGGAATAAAGTGGTCCGCAGGGGCTATTCCTGTCACGTTTCAAACGAGTCCAGACAATGCTGCATGGACTACGGTCGGAACCTCTACTAGCTTAGATTTATCGACTAATGCAACGGCGGTAGCGGGAAATATCACTTGGACTCAGATAAACGGCGCTTTAGCTAGGCAATACTTCAGAATAGTTCCTACAGACGGAGCTTCTACGATTTCTTACACGTCAATAACGCTAGGAAACATGCCTCAAGCGATCCCTTTAGGGATTTTGAGCAGAGATAATTACGTCAATCAGAGTAATTTAGTGTTTTCTGGGCGTCCAAGCAGCTTTTATTATCAGCGCGACATTCCGCAGCCGGTAGTAAACCTTTGGCCTGCGCCAAACGCTGCTGCTGAACAATACCAACTAGTTCTCTGGCGACACCGTCAGATAATGGACACAGACAACCTGCAGCAAGAGATAGAAATACCTAATCGTTGGCTTGAGGCTATAATCAACGGACTTGCCTCTAGGGTTTGCTCTGAGACTCCTGCTGCTGACGCAGCTCTAATGCCAATGCTTGAGGCTAAAGCTGCTCAGAGCGTACAGAGAGCATGGGACGGAGACAACGACGGATCTCCGATTCAGATCAACCCAGGTATAGGGGTTTATACCGCGTGAGCGTTTACCTGAACCCTGAAGGCCAGCCAACATTTGGAGTTGCCATCTGTGCGAGGTGCTCTAGGAAGTTTTTGCTGGCCGAGCTGTCTCCTGACCCAAATTTTCCAGGGCTTATGGTTTGCTCAGTTGATAAGGATGAATACGACCCTTATTTACTGCCTCCACGCCGCCCAGATCAAATTGTTTTGCCCTTCAATCGGCCAGACACCAACATAGACACGCATCCCTCTGGAGTTATCCAAGAGGCTGGTGATGAATTTATTGTCACTGAAGACGGCAATAAGTTTTTGGAGATGGATTAATGACCGTAGACGTTCCTAGTAATTTAATACCTAGCAGGGTAACTCAGTTACCCGTAGCTCCAGAGGCATCGCCTGACGGACTGCTTCTTTTTACTTATCAAGGCGTAAGCTATCAAGTCCGCGCGGGAGACTTGCTTCAAGTTGCAGGCGTTCCAACGACTCGACAAATTCTTGCCGGAACCGGCCTGACAGGCGGCGGATCGTTAGCCACTACCGTGACGCTAAGCGTTGCGAACGGAGGTATCGGGTCTACGCAACTAGCGACAAGCGGAGCTGCTGCAGGAACTTATGGTAGCGGGACCGCTATTCCCGTTTTGACCGTAGACGCCACAGGGCGCATCACAGCGATAAGCTCTGTTGCGGCCACACTAACGGGCTATGTTCCTATAAGCCGCCAGATCATAGCCGGAGCAGGCTTAGAAGGCGGAGGTAACCTTAACGCTAACGTAACTTTGACCGCTGACTTTGAAGACACGGCACCTCTGGCGGGAACTACTAACGGCTCAGCGGGTACTTTAAACGAGCTTTCTAGGGGAGATCACCGGCACCCTCCTGTAGACCTCAGTAATCAAGATCAAATTGACGGTACGCTGCCGATCGACCAAGGCGGCACCGGAAGGTCAAACACTAACACGCCAGGTGGCGTTGCTTACGGCGGCGGAAATGACATTAGCCTCAGTGTTGTAGGGCTTTCGGGGCAAGTGCTAGTTTCCGGCGGTGCCGGAGCGCCGACATGGGGGTCTGCTTTAATTGCGACCGATCAGCCGGCAAACTTGTTCTACGGAGGACCAGCGGCTGGAGCTGATGCTCCTACAGCCTTTAGGGCAATGGTCAACGCTGATCTTCCGGCTTCTGGCGTAACGGCTGGGACTTACGGTAGCTCATCGTTAATACCCGTCGTTACTGTGGACGCCAAAGGCGTAGTAACCGGCGTTTCAACAACGTCTTTTCAGACAGGTTTAGACTTTCAAGGCACATGGAATGCGGCAACAAATACTCCCACTTTAGCTTCAGGAACGGGTACTTCGGGACATTATTACATTGTTGATGTAGCCGGCACGACTAATCTAGACGGTATAACCGACTGGGCCGTGGGTGACTGGGCTGTATTTAGCGGCGCTGTCTGGCAGAAACTTGATCAGTCCAACACTGTTGTATCGGTGAACGGTCAGACAGGCGTTGTTGTCTTAACTGCGGCAAATGTGGGCGCAGCCGCAACTGACGGAACTGGCGCTACGGGAAATTGGAATATATCAATATCTGGAACGGCTGCAAGCGCAACTACGGCTACGAGCGCAAACAACGTCGTTGGAGGAGCTGCCAATCGCATAGTATATAATACAGGCTCTGGGGCGAGTAATTTTTTAACAGCTCCCACAGTAACTAACACCTTTTTAAAATGGAATGGCGCTGCTTTTGTTTGGACTTCCGCTGTTACTTCTGCGGTTGCAACTTTCAGCGCAGGAAGCACAGGGCTTACTCCAAGCTCAGGAGCTACCGGAGATGTAACCTTAGCTGGAACATTAGTTCGAGCAAACGGCGGGACAGGATTGACAGCGGCGGGGGCAAGCGGAAATGTTTTAACCTCCGACGGCACAAATTGGACCTCGGCCACACCAGCGGTTGGAGTGACTACTGACGACGTGATTGCATTAGCGATTGCATTAGGATAGGAGAAATAAATGGCTAACGTATTTGCACGAAAACTATCTACGGGAGTTGGCACCGCGTTGACGGCTGTAGGCGGTTATGTTGTTGGGTCTTCAACTCAAGCAACGGTGATCGGCTTAACCGTATCAAACACAACCGCTGCGCTAATAACTGTAGACGTAACATTAAATAACGGATCGGCTGACTTTTACTTAGTAAAAAACGCGCCCATTCCTCTTGGCGGCGCTCTCGTCCCTATTGGCGGAAACCAAAAAATAGTGCTTGTTACGGGAGATTCTATAAAGGTTAACTCAAGCTCTGCTTCTTCGATTGATGCAGTGCTGAGCATTCTGGAGATAACATAATGTCTAATTCGTACATCGGCAATCAACCTTCAGACGTACCTCTGACATCGGAGCAGCTAGAACCTAATATTGTCAATACTCAAAATATAGTTAACCTAGCCGTTACTACTTCAAAGATAGCACTCGACGCTGTAACGGGAGCACAGCTTGCCAACAATATTGATATTGCGGGAACGCTGGACGTTACAGGGCTGCTCACGGCAGATGCTGGGGTAACCGTAGTTGGTGCGCTTACCTTGGGCGGTACTGCTGTCACCTCCACAGCAGCAGAACTTAATATCCTTGATGGTGTGACGGCAACTGCCGCAGAAATTAATAGGTTAGACGGCGTTGCTAGTGTAATAAGAACGGCGGGGCTTGAAACTATCTATGTGCCAGCCGCAGCGATATACCCAAACACAACTGCCGGCTCTGCCAATCTTGAGCAAATTGAGCTATCAAATGGGCCAGAGCTTAAATGTTTGGACTTTGACCCAAGCTCTGCTGAGAACGCTCAGTTTACTGTTGCGTTTCCAAAGTCTTGGAATGAGGGAACAGTTACTTTTCAGGCTTTTTGGACAGTAACTGGAACTGACACTGGAACAGTTGCATGGGGATTAAGTGGTATATCCTTTGCAGATAATGCCAGTATTAACACTGCGTTTGGAACTCAAGTTGTAGCTACAGCTAAAGCATTTAGCGGTACGTCTAATAACATGACTGTGTCGGCAGTTAGTGGAGCGGTCACAATTCCTGGCGCGGCAGTAGACACGATGACATACTTTCAAATCTCTAGAGATGTTTCAGCGGACACCCAAACTGGTGACGCTCGACTGCTTGGGATTAAGTTATTCTTCACCACTGATGCGGCAAATGACGGGTAGGAGCGATACATGAGTTTTGGCTATAACGTACTTGGATTTGGTAGTCATCCTTCAAGAGGAGTCCCTTTAGCCGTGGAATGGTTATTGATTGCCGGCGGAGGAGCGTCTCATACGGGTGGCCCAGCAGGGGGTGGTGGTGGCGGAGGATATTTAACAGCAGTAACAGATGGAATTACACCCGCTACCAGCTTTTTTCCAGGCATAGCATATACCGTGACTGTTGGTGCCGGTGGCGCTAATGGGGGAAATCCAGGCGTGGACTCGTCGGTAACAGGCGCAGGACTAACAACTATATTATCGATAGGTGGCGGGAGAGGTGGCGCGGGGCGTACCTTTTTCCCTTCTATTGGAGGCGCTGGCGGCGGAGGCGCTGGCGGGCAATCGGGCGGATACCCTTTTCCTCAAGCGGGCGCTGTTGGAACGGTTGGGCCTCCAAGACAAGGATATACTGGCGGCGCTGGGTATTTTGTAAATACTTACCAGAGTTATGTAGGGGGCGGCGGTGGCGGCGCTGGTGGCAATGGGGTGAGTTATGTGAATGCGTACTTTAGCTCGACAGGCGGTGGCGGCAGAAGCGGTAATGTTGACAGCGTAGGCCGAGGCGGCGGCGGCGGTGGCTCGGGCAATGATGCCTCGCGTGGCGGTGTAGGATCATCCGGCGGTGGAAGTGGAAATAGTTATTACTACAACCGTGGCAACCAAGCTGGATACGCCAACACGGGCGGTGGTGGCGGAGGTGGTGCCCAGACCGCGTATGCCCCGCCAAATCGCCCTGCACCCGGAGGATCAGGTATTGCTATTTTTAAATACGAAGGAGGGACTAGGGCTACCGGAGGAACGATTACATTTGTATCGGGTTATACCTTACACACTTTTAATAGTTCAGGGACGTTTACACCCTTATGAGTCATTTTGCAAAAGTTGAAGACGGGATTGTTGTTAATGTCATTGTTGCGGAACAAGATTTTGTAAATAGTCTTGAAGGCGCATGGATTCAAACCTCATATAATACTCATGGAAATGTCCATTTGGGGCAAGATGGAGAACCTGATGGAGGCATAGCTCTACGAAAAAACTTTGCGGGTCTTGGGTTTATTTATGACTCCACAGCAGATGGTTTTCACAGCCCTAAGCCTTTTCCAAGCTGGAGCCTAAACTCTACAACTTTTGAGTGGGAACCTCCTGTCGAAAAACCAGATAACACTGTAGAAGGTTTTTATGAGTGGGATGAAGAGATAACAAATTGGGTATTCATAGAGACAGGTGATTTAAATTAAATCATTCGATCAACTTGTATGTTTAAGCGGTCTTCCAAGAACAGGCAGTACCTTGTTGTCTAGCTTGTTATCACAAAACCCGACTATACATTCAGAAGGTTATTCTGGGCTGTGTGAACTTATGTGGCAGACTGAAAAAACTTGTGAATCTATAAAGCACATATTTGCTTCAAACAATAGATTGCACACCTCAAAGGATATTATTTCTCAACTGCCTCACTCTTATTATAAAAACAATAGTTCGCAAGAAAAAATTGTTGTTGATAAATCTAGGTCGTGGACAAATTCAGACTGTTCTTCTTTGCTTGATGATTTTGTCGGCGATGATATTAAAATAATTGTTATGGTTCGCCCTATTGTTGAAATTTGTAAATCCTTAGTAAGGATATTTAAAAGTAATGGAATTTATACAGAGCAGCGTGAAAAAGACCTATTTGAAGAGATAATAATACAGCCATTAACCGGAGTACAGGTTGCAAGGGAAAGTAACAGCAATCGTTTTATATTTGTTTCGTATCAGGACTTGGTGGAAAACACTTCGCAAACATTAAAAAGAATTTATAGTTTTTGCGGCTGGCCTCCGTTTATACATAACACAAACAATGTAGATACAAAGTATGTTGAAAGAGATGATTTTTATCGCCTAAAAGGTATGCAAGTTGATGGCTTAAAAGGTATGCACGATGTAAGAAAAAAAATTGAATATCGTAGTAACGATACGGTGTTAATGGATAGAACAATAAGAATATGTGAGGGCTTAGAAACAGGGTCTTTAAGAGATGGAATTACACCCGCAACACTACCCGATTTAATATTGGAGAACTTTTAAATGACTATGGTTTTTAGGAAAACCCATACAATAACTTTATTTTTTATGCGCGGAGGCTGAAATGGCTGAGACAGGATTTACACCAATACAATTGTATCGAACTGCGACTGCTTCAGCCGTACCCGTTGCTGGAAAGTTGGCAGACGGCGAGTTAGCGATAAACACAAACGACGGAAAGTTATTCTACAAGAACTCTTCCGGCGTAGTCACTCAGATGGCGTCTGCAGGCAGCGGAACGGGAACAGTTAGCTCTGTTTCTGGGGCAGGCACTGTTAACGGAATAACGCTAACCGGAACCGTCACGACATCAGGAAGCCTGACTCTCGGAGGAACATTAGCTAACGTCAATCTGACGAGCCAAGTTACCGGCACTCTTCCTGCGGCCAACGGAGGCACCGGACTAGCTGCCCCAGGAACTTCAGGAAACGTGCTCACCTCCGACGGAACCAACTGGACTTCCTCCTCATCCTCGACAGTCGGCGCGTACAATTTGTGGCTTGTAAAAACCTCTGCTTATACCGCTGTAACTGGGGATCAAATAATAGCTAACAACGCCACTGCGTTTACTATTACACTTCCTGCAAGCCCATCTGTAGGCGATACAGTTGTATTAGTTAATGCCCCAGGGGGCGGATTATTGACGGTCGATCGGAACGGACATAACATCAACTCAACGGCTGCGAACGGTGAGCTTAGCGCAGAACAGAGCAGCCAGCTTGTCTACGTTTCAGTTGCTGTCGGGTTCTTACAAATTTAAAGGAGTTTCAAGATGGCCGTAATATTAGGGTCAAGTCCGATAAAGTCTATTCAGAGAGGTCAAATGACTATGTCTATACAAGGCAGCTCTGGAATAGGGCAGGATTCCACCGCCACAATTAACTCGGTAGACGTTACAAAATCTTTTATTAGCGCAAGCTGTAACAGCGCAGCAGGTTTCTCCACGTCATCCGGTGCATCGGGCGCTTCACTGGGAACCGGAACGCCGACTGCAGGGGTCAAGCTAACCAGCGCCACAACACTACTGGCAACTTTAGGGAATGTTCCGTTCGCTGGAACTGCCCCGCAATCCTTGTCAACGGGTGTTCTTTACTTTGAGGTTATAGAGTATGTCTAATATAAATTACGCAGTAATAGATGAAGGCGGAGTCTGTGAAAGAATTCTAGGATATGAGCAAACTTTAAACGCCGTACCTCATAACTACATATCAATTCCTACATTTGATCTATCTTATGTCGGTCGAACTTGGAGCGGCTCCGAGTGGAGCGAAGTCGTAGTCTCAACTCCTACCGAAGAAGAAGCGGCAAGAACGTGGCGAGATAAAGAGCTTTTTGAATCAGACTGGATTGCAAACTTAAACGATCATCCGCAAAATTCTGACTATATAAGCTATAGAGTTTTGCTCCGAGACTGGCCTTCTACAGCAGGCTTTCCTGCAACTAAACCTACAAGCCCCGCCTCGTCATGAGCTATACAATGACATACGACTCGCTTCTTGTAGACCTTCGTCGATATCTAGAACGAGGATTTACTGAAGCGAGCGATCAGATTGTTTTTGACCAGCTCCCGCGCCTGATTACGCTCGGAGAGAGGCGTATTGCGCGCGAGTTAAAAATAGAAGGCTTTATTCGCGCCGTAAATCTTACTCTTTCGATCGGTGTTTCGACGTACTTAAAGCCTGACAGGTGGAGAGATACGGCCTCAATGAATATTGCTGGGTCTTCTATCTTTTCTCGATCTTACGAATACTGCAGAAATTACTGGCCGGATGAGTCTGAGACCGCTACGCCTGAATTTTATGCCGACTACGATTATCAGAACTGGCTAATTACTCCCACGCCTAACGCGGCGAGCAATCTAGAGATTTTATACTACGAACAGCCTGCGTTGCTCGGAGATGACTTTCAAAGCAATTGGCTAACTGAGTACGCTCCTGACGTATTGCTTTACGCGGCGCTCTTGGAGGCGACTCCATTCTTAAAGAATGACGAGAGAGTTCCGATGTGGCGAGAAATGTATGATAGGGCTGCTCAAGCATTAAACGGCGAAGATCTGGCTAAGATAATGGACCGATCCGCAAATAGGAGTGAAGCATAATGCCCAGTTATACCGATGTGTTTGGGGGCGCAAACATATACCCCAGCGAGATAAGCTATAGCTCGGTCAGCCTGAGCGCAAGCATAACGCTTTCGTGGCCGGAGGAAACCTCTACCAGCGTTAACTTAGCCACACGAATAATGGATGTGACTCCGACTGGAGCTGGCTTTAACATCACACTGCCTGACGCTAAAAAAAGCGGAACGGGAAACACAATTCTGTTTAACAATAAAGGCACCGCAATATTTACGGTGCTAAATGCTGGCGGCGTTCAGGTAGGAACAGTTGCTGGAGGCCAGCTCTGGCAGGTATACCTTACTGATAACACGACGACAAATGGTGTTTGGCAGTTTTTGCAGTACGGCGCAACAACGTCAACTGCAAATGCTTCGTCTTTGGCCGGAACCGGAATAGTCGCGGTCGGCACGTTTCTGTCTCAGTCAGTGCCAATAACGGCATTCTCTGCGAATTATGTAGCAGGCGCGAATGATCGAGCAAAAATGTTTAACTGGACAGGAGCGGGAGGAGTTTTAACCCTGCCAGCTCCTGCTTCGGTTGGAAATAACTGGTTTATGTATCTAAGGAACTCTGGCTCTGGTCAGATAGCCGTCACTCCCTCGGGAACAACGACGATAGACGGAACCTCTCCTTTATCCTTTCAACCAGGCGAGTCATCAATAATAGCCTCTGACGGCACAAACTTTTATACCATCGGTTTTGGGCAAGCGGCGACTTTTGCTTTTGATTACACGGTAATTGCCGTTGCCGGTGCCGGCGATTTTACGCTGTCGGGCGCTCAACTTAATAGGGTAGTGTACAAATTTACAGGAGTCTTGACCGGCGCTAGGACCATCATAATTCCCGCCACTGTGCAGCAGTATTGGATAGATAATCGCACCACGGGATCGTATACGTTCACTGTTAAAGTGGCATCGACTACGGGCGTAGTTCTAGCGACTAACGAGCGAGGCATATATTATTGTGACGGAAGTCAAATAATAGACGCTGATACCTCTTCAGTTGCGTCCCCGCTGGCAATTGCAAATGGCGGTACTGGCGCAACCTCGTCAGGACAAGCTTTGCTGAACCTTGGCGGAACTTCTTTTGGCATCTCTCTTTTCCAAGCCGCAAATCAAGCTGCAGGGTGGACCGCGCTAGGAGTAGCTCAGGCTGGTAGCATAAACGGAGGCACGTTTACCTAATGCCAATTGAAACAGCCGTACTAAAATCATCCCCAGGAATAAAAAGAGACGGGACAAAGTTTGAGGGAGATAACTACACTGACGGTCAGTGGGTTAGATGGCAGCGCGGCTTACCGAGGAAAATGGGCGGCTACAAGACCACTCAAAAATTACTGCAAGAAGTAAGCAGAGGATTATCTACGTTTACGCAGATGACTTTTGTTTATTGCCACTCGGGCGGAGCAAATACGGTAGAGCGTTTTACGCTAGATGGCACTGGAAACAGCTCGATAATAGACGACAGAACTCCGGTAGGTATAGGCGCATACGGCACAGTAACCTTAGCTGGAGCAAGCGGCTCGGTAAACATGATTGCTGTTGATGGCGTAAACGTAATGTCTGGAGCCGTAGCTTTTAACGCGAGCCTAGCTCAAACGGCGACTGACGTTGCGGCAAATATAACAGCGTTTGCTTCGTCTGTAACTAGCCTTGCGGTAACTGTCGTTAACCCAGGTTCTGGAAATAAGTATTACATAGACGGTGTTCAGCAAGACACGGTCAGTTTAAGTGAAGGAAACATTTACAGGTTTGATCAGTCAGCGGCCACTAACAGTGGGCATCCCTTACGTTTTTCAACCACCTCAAATGGAACTTGGGCTGGAGGAATACTGTATGCGGATGGAGTCACGGCTGTCGGTACGCCTGGTAATGCTGGCGCATACACTCAGATTACAGTAGCTGTCGGCGCTCCAACTTTATACTACTTCTGCATTAATCATTCTGGCATGGGGGGGCAGGCAAATACACCCGCCGCCTCAGTTCCAAAATATACTGCTGCAGCGGTTGGTCCTGTTATCACCATCACGTCGGTGACTACTGGAGATCAGACAAACGGATTTGTTATTACAAACACGTTGAACACGTTGACCTCGACCATCGTCAACCTTAACTACGGATCTGACGCATTACTCAACAATCCATTTAATTATTGGATGTTTGACGTTCAATACGATTCTTCGACTAATCAGAACTATTTGATTGCGGCTGTAAGCCCCAACGGCACATGCGTCTGCAACGATCAAGACGGCCAGATATTCTTTGGAGAAGTCAGGGGAACTCAAGATCTACAAAGCATAACCCTTCCGGCAAACGCTAACGCTACGGGCGGTATTGTCAGCCTACACCCTTACCTTTTTTATTACGGTACTGACGGAGTGATAGGCTGGTCTGTTCCTGGAGAGCCTACAAATTTAACTGGATCAGGGTCAGGTCTTGCGCGAGTTTGGGGCCAAAAGATTATAAAAGGTCTACCCATGCGAGCTGGCTCAGGCACGGCACCAGCGGGAATTTTCTGGGCGTTTGACGCGGTCCTAAGAGCCACTTTTACGGGCGGATCTACTGTATTTCAATTTGACGTTATTGCGACCGGCACCTCGATTATAAGTCAGTTCTGCGTTGTAGATTACGACGGCGTATTCTACTGGGCCGGTGTAGATCGTTTTTATATGTTTAACGGAGTTGTACGAGAAGTACCAAACTCCATGAATTTAGATTACTTTTTCGATGGCATTAACGTCAATGAGCGGAGCAAGACGTTTTGCTTTCAAGTGCCAAAGTATGGAGAGATCTGGTGGTGTTACCCTAGAGGGACCGCTACCGAATGCACTCATGCCGTAGTCTACAACGTCAGAGAGAACACTTGGTACGATACTGAGCTTCCAAACGAAGGAAGATCTGCCGGTCACTTTAATAACTCATTTGCAGCCCCGATTCTAACCGGCGTGAAAGTAGAAGGATCTGGTTATAAGGCTTGGCGACATGAGTTTAAAGTTGACGAGTACGACGGGCAAACCGTCCGTCCTATCAGCAGTTTTTTTGAGACTTCGGACCTTTCGACTCTCGTCACCGGCACCAATAAATATTTAAGATGCACTACAATTGAGCCAGATTTTGTTCAGTCTGGGCCAATGACTGTCAACGTGACGGGTAGAGCTAACGCGAGAGCGCCAGACGTTACCTCGACTACGTTTACTTTCCCTGAGTCTGCCGTAGAGCCTTATGAGCAGATTGTCATGCTAAAGGAGCAGAGAAGAGAGCTTAGGATCAAGTTTGAGTCTAACTCGCTGTACGGCGACTATCAGATGGGGCAAGTAATAGCGCACTTTGACAGCGGCGACGGGACAGATTTAGGATGAGTGTAACGGTAACGCTTCCAATCGGGATCGGTCTTCAAGACTGGGCTGACTGCTTGATTACTGACTTTTCTAGCTCAGGCGCTTTCTATCCGCTGTATGACCCAGAAAAGTGGCAAGACTGGGCCTCTCAGTACAATAGAGCGAGCAACCTAATAGAAGACTTCCCAGATCCTTACAGCTACGCTGTAGAAGACTGGAGAGAGTGGGCGCAGCGGTTTGTGCAGACTACGCTATGAGATACATTGGCTATCAAGACGAAGAAAAGGCTGAAAAGTGGGCCAGCAAAAAGCTAGGCGTTAAGGGCGGTCCTGAATTATTCAGAGCCTTGTCTGCGGTTAATGACGAAGGTCAATATTGCTGCGTAATACTGTTGACAAACTTTAGTCCTAGAAACATTGATATAAATATTGTCGTTGACGGAACGCTAACGCCAAAAAACACTGTATTAATGTTCAACGGACTTTTCAGGATGGTGTTCGATCAGCTCAAGGCTGTTCGCGCTACGGCGCTAGTAGCTCAATCAAATACACCATGTCAGTCGTTGGTCACTACGGCTGGCTTTGTAAAGGAAGGAGTGATGAGAAAGGCGTATGATGATGACGAAGACATGGTCATTTACAGCATTTTAGATAACGAATACCGCGAGCATAATTGGTTTAGGGGCGTCAA